AACAAAAAATGATATTAAAATTATTCCTAAAACTATTGATCCAATTGCAGAACATTCAACTAATATTCTTGATAAAACTAAAGATAGTGTTTTTAAACCTGTTTCAGATGCTTTTCAACCTGTAACAGATGTTACAAATAAAACACAAAAAAAATTCAATAAAATGTTTGGGTTTGGTGTAAAAGCTTTAAAGAAAAGTGACATTAATAAAATAATGAATTATAATTATGAAGATTCTTCAAGTGATGAAGATAATGAAATGAGTGGTTGCGGTCTTGATGAACAAAAGATTATTAAAAAAATGGGTTCATTACATAAAGATATTGCTAAATTACATCAAAAACATGGAGTAAGACCAGTTGTTATTAAAGGGTTTAAAGCTTTAGGTATGGGAATTATTAATAGTGGTATGTCACCAGCTGTTGAACCAGCTAAAGGACCTTCTAAAGCACAATTAAAAAAAATGATGGACGATAGTATGAAACCTGCAGTTATGCCTATGGATTATGTTAGACCAACAAAATTTAAAGGCGGTGAATTATTTAGCACTGCAGGATTTCAAAAGAAAGGCGGTAATGATGGTATGACTAAAGAAGAAACAAGAGCGGCAAAAGATAACGAAAAATACACAAATGCTGAAGCTATGAAAGATACAAATAAATCATTAGATATATACAATAAAGGAGGATACAATACTAAAAAATTGGGTTTTGGTATTAGAGGTTGTGGACCTAATGAAAGATGGCGAGAAAGTCAAGAAGGTGTTACAGATCAAGATTGGATTGATGCATTTGTTGAAGCAGATAGAAAAGTAAATGGAAGAGGAGCAAGTGGAAAGATGCTTAAAAATGCTGCAGTTAATTCAACAGCTGGTGTACTTAATTCAGCTGCAAATCGTGCAATGTATGAAATGGATAACAGAGGTAAAAAAGGATCAGGATTTAAAAAAGGATCTCAAGAAGCTAAAGACCATATGGCTAGAATTAGAGCAATGCGTAAAACTAAGTAAGGATTAATTATTCTATATATATAATATTATGAAAATTTATATATATAAAATAGAAAATAATACTGATAAAGATCAATTTTATATCGGTAGTACATTAAATTTATCAAGACGTAAAAGTCATCATAAAAAGAATGTCAAAAATAGGGTAGGTAAATTATATTGGTGTAAATTATATGTGTATATACGTAATCATGGAGGATGGGATAATTTTACTTTTACAAAATTACATGAATTAGATATAAACTTATTATCTGAAGGGACATTTTTTGAACAATCGATTATAGACGAATTAAAACCACCTTTAAACTCTATAAAAGCCTCTAAAAAACAGTTTAAAGAAACAGTTATATAGTATATATAATGGAAAATACTGAAGAACAATCAAATGTAATTCAAAATTCTGATACAATATATAAAACAGATATTGAATGGGTTAAAGATATACCATATCAAGAACCAACTGATTATGAAAAAGATATGATAAAAGATACTAAAACAGCAGACCAGCTACTAAAAGAAGAACAAGAAGAAGTTATTGTTTTAAAGACTGAAGAAGAACTTAAACAAGAAAAAATTAAAAATTTAGTCCTTATGTTTAAAGTTATTACATGTGATCGTTTGAATTTACATCCATTATATAACTTATCAAATCTACAACCATTACAAATTGAAAAATTTAAAAATAACATGAAATCATTAAAAGAAGATTATGACAATGATATGATCAAAGAAATTACTGATGAATTTAATAGAATCTGTAATGATAAATTATTTCATTGTGGGTCTGATGTATCATCATACCCAGTGTATTCTTAAATGACATTTAAACACATATTATTATTAATAAATAATAATATGAGTGGTCAACCTTATAGGTATGCTAAAGACATTGAAAATTTTAGAAATGAATATATGGAATCCTTAAGTCTTAGGGCAAATATAGATGATATGAATTTTCAAGCTAATAAAATATATAAAGAAACTGGAGCTTTGCCTCCAAAATCTACAATGAAAGACATGAGAACAACAGCTGAAATTTTAATGGATGTGGAAAAATTAAAACTTAAAATTATTGGTGATTTTAAAGGATTAGCAACACCACAAATGGTTCAATTAGTTATACAACGTGTTGAATCATCACCATTAAATGGGGATGGATCATTTTTCACATGGTTTGCACAAAATACACCTGAATTAGTTACACAATTAAAGAAAAAATATTCTTTAGGAATTGAAGGAAATACAAATGATGCTGAACAAATGTATTTATTTTTACAATCAACATATAATTCAACTAGGAGTTTAAATTCTAGTGTTAAAAGTGCATTTGATAGACCTACAAATAGTGCTAATGCAGGTATTTTACCTAATGATTTAACGACATTAAACGCTAAATATAATGAAATTAATTATAGATTACAAACATCACGAAATACTCTTCCAGCAGGTCCTTTAGATGTATCAATTATGAGATTTGCACAAGAAATTAAAAATAAATTTAGTTCGTTAACACGTGTTATGGATACACAACGATATAATGATATGAGAGATGTTTTTAATTTTATTAGTAATCCAGCTAATGGTATGAATCAAATAGCCATTAATCAATCTGGATTTACAGAATGGTTAAAATTTACATCAACATTACCATCGGCACAATCTTTATCAACTATTTTAGAACAAATTACTAAATCTCTTGAAAATGAAAATAGAGAATTAACTGTCAAACTTCTTACAAATCTTACATCATTACTACCTGAAGTATCAGAAAGTACTAGAATGTATAATCTTACAGGACAGCTTATTGCTGCTAATGGTGGAGTTGCACCAGTATTACCACCAGCCCCACCTCCTGCAGCTGGTGGTGTCCCTGCAGCTGGAGGACCGCCGTTACCATCGGCTGGTATTATGACGAGTGATTATTTAACTAATTTAGCTAATGGTTTAAATGCTATTGTAAATGATAATGTAAATGTTGTTTATACAAATGCACAATTTCAGCAACGTATTAATGCATTGCTACCACAACTTGAAGCACAAATGGATGCTCAATATCCAAATTGGGATACTCCAGCAAATACAGATTATAGCAGAGCATTTATACTTGCAATTATTAATTCATTAACACGTGGTTATGATATAAATTATACAAATGGTTCTGTAACATTTGGAAGAGGTACATTAGGAACAGCAATTCGTAATGATCCTGCAAGATTAGGTAGAATGGTAGGAGCAAATATTGGTAGAGCTGGAAGACCGAGAGGATCTGGAATTGTTAAATCAATTTCTGAACGTATTGATAACACACAAGGAATCAAACAAGGTCATACACATGTCCCATTTGGTAAATATATTATTAATAAAAATAGATTAGATGATGATATATTTTCATTTAAACATGTCAAAGGTTATGGTGTCAAAGGTTATCCATCTAAAAAAATATCTAGAAATTTATCTAATGTAATTAAAACCATTATTGGTGGAGGTGTTCCTAAATTTAATGAACTATCTAATTTATCAGAAGATGAAAAAGAGTATTTACATATAGTCTCAAGTAAAGCCGGAATTATGGATAAATTGAGTGTTCCTACACCATCCAAGGATTCAATGGAACAAGATGTTCATTCATTTAATGTGATGAAAGGCGAGATATTAGCGGGCAATGATTCATCTGTTCTTATTAAAAAATTTAAATTATTATTATTAAAATTATCTAAGAATGGATCTCTACCTAAAAGAGAGTGTCAGGAAATTATGGAAGACTTAATTCAGTTAGGTTATTAATAATTCCAATATTCCAATTTTAACTCTATTTTTAAAACTTAGTATACTTTAATTTATATTATATAATAACTTTATAAAATATAAATTGGAATTGGATTTTTGGAATAATAAATATATAAAGATAAAATCATATATAAGGATAATGTCCGGTATATACAATTATCATATAAAATTAGATCATCTTAATGAACAACTACCACAAATGTCGTCAGAGATGTATAGACCTCCATTTTATTTTGGAGGGTCACAAGTTCCCGTTAACTTAGGGTTTGAACATTACCCATCAATTAAAACACCTTATACATCATCATCTGATCATATTAATGATATTCCTATGATGGGTCATGGGCTTGGTGTAGGTCTCAAAACTACAATGAGAAAAAACGACAATATTAGACGTGCTAAATATATGTTTCATAAATAATACATAAAGATTTAAAAACAAACTAATATATATAAATAATGTTCGTAATAGTAATGAATGGCACTAATATTGTGCAAGATGGATTAAACAACAAATTAGTGTATAAATTTCCTAATTCAGTAGTTTTTAAAGACAAATATATAGCCGTAAGTAGTATTAGTATGTATTACTCATGGTTTAACATAACAGCAGTATATTTAAATAATACATTTACATATACATGGAATGGAACAACAAACCAAACATATACTGTGACTATCCCAGACGGTTTATGGGATATATCAGCAATTAATAATTTTATTCAATATACATGTCTACAAAATGGCACATATTGGACAGTATCAGGAACATATTATTATCCTTTTGAATTAATTATTAATGCTAATCGTTACGCAGTCCAATTAAATACTTATCAAATTCCTACAACAACCCCAACTAATGGAACAGTCCCGCCTGCTGGATGGCCTACAGTCGTGTTTAATAGTGTCGTAACATTTCCATCGGCTTTTAATGCAATTGTAGGTTATACTGCTGGATTTGCTAGTGCTAATAATGTTGGAGGTGGTATTACATTTGCCACACCTTCAGCATCAACAAATTATGCTTCAGTAAATTCAGTAAATACAATTTCATATTTATCTAACTTAGCCCCACAAGTTCAACCAAATAGTAGTTTATTATTTTCATTATCAAATATTAATAATCCATATACACAACCATCAAGCATTATATACAGTTTAAACAGTAATGTAGGTGTAGGAGAATTAATATCTGAAAAACCACCTAATTTTATGTGGAATAAATTAATAGACGGAACTTATAATGAGTTACGTCTTACATTTTTAAGTCCTACCCTTCAAGCAATTGCAATTAATGACCCTAATATGACTATATTATTAACTATCAGAGATAAAAATGAAAGTTTTTTAGGTAATCAATAATAATATAATATATATTTAAACAAATAATATATTATATATATAATGGACGAATCAAAACTTAATACACTTATTACTGATATTAACAATGAAAAAACTAAATTATTTAATGATTTAAAAAATGATACAGAACTACAACATGAAAAAGTTATTAATTCAAAATTAGCTACACTAGATAATATGTTAAAAGCTGTATTTAAAATGCGTAATATATTAATCAAAGAAAAATTAACTTTTAAAATATAATTAAAGATTAAACATCTTTTAAATACTAATGGTATATAATACAACTAGATTAATACAGTTACCGCATCATAATGCGTCTAATTTAAGTGCCTTATCAGCATATCACAAAGGTATGAAATTTGTTAAAGGTGAGGGGATGGGTTCAGTCCTATTAAGAACCGGAGGTGCTGGAGGTGCATCATCATACATGGATATAGATGATTATATTTCAACTACTGGAATTAATCCTTATACACGTGCTGGTGTAACACAGGGTAAAGGATTACCTAAAAGTTTAAATTCAAAATTATCAAATTTAAATATTGCACCACCAGTTAACGCAGTAAGAAAAAACATTGTTATGCATATGTAATTATATTATTATTTTATCAATCCTTAAAGATATTTAAAGATTAATAAACTATTATTCCTAATGTGTGATAAACTAGTATTTGACCTTTCCCAAGAAGTGGAAGGAAGCCCCAATGTCTTCGTTAGAAAAGACTGGGTTAACATCTTAGACAACCAAAATCAAAATTACTCAAATTCTCAATCGATTATCGATACGAGTCAGCTCTCAAACTCAAACAAGTATATGAGCTACAGAGAAGCCTATTTGGCAGTGCCCTTACTGTTGACAATGGGATTACCTTTAGGCAATCTTTCAATGACAGCAAATGGAACAGGTGTAACAACAGCTGTAACATCAGCAAATCAAACATTTTGCAAATGGGCTACAGCAGCTAACAGTGCCGATTATGCTTTAGGGCTTAAGAATTGGTTCGGAACAATTATTCATAGTATGACACTGGATTACAACGGTAGCACTACTTGCCAACAAACCCCTTACATAAATATGTGGAATACTTTTAAACTGATGACCTCCCTATCATATCAAGATATTATAAGTCAGGGTGCACAAATTGGGTTTTTTCCTGATGATTCAGATTCATTTCAATTCTTTCAATCTTTTGGTGCTGGAACAGCTGTAGGAACACCACCAGCAATCGCAACAGATGCTTTTATGAATGGAACAACAAATAATACTAATGAATTAAGTGCTTCATCTTTATCCGGTCGTTTTAATTCATTTAAATCAGCATGTGGTAACAATGGATTTTTAACAAGACAAAGAAACATCAATTTTGATGGTGATGGATTATTATGTGCTATTGATACATATGCTGAAGGTGGAACTTCATCAAATTTTTCATCATTATTATTTAACGGAACTGGTTCTTTAACATTATTATGGAAATCATATATTGTTAATAAAATTAGTGCAGTTATTTCCAATGCTGCAGGAACTGCTGGTAATGCTGCTGTTGTTACTTTTACAACAGCACCACTTTTACAAATTGCTGTTATGGGTATTATTAAACTTAAACATGTTCATAGTTTTTTCAATATGTGTCCTTTACTTAAAGGTGTGTTTATGAAAATTACATTAAATTTAAATAATACTTCATCTACTGTTGTATGTGCATTAAACACAGCTGTAGATGGAACAGCTGGAAATCCTTCACTTGCCAATTTTCATTGCACAAGTGTATCTAATGCTATTGGTGGTGTAAATCCTTTAATGATTGCTTCACCAGCTACTGGTAATGGTAGTGTTGGATTAGTAACAAATACATTCGCATCTACTGCTGGATCTATTGGTGTTAAAGCTACATTTATTATGAATGTTTCCGTAGGTGCTACATGTTTAGATCAAACTTTATCAGGTATTGCTGGTATTACTACAGGTCCGTTAGCTAAAAGTGTATATTTATATATTCCAGCATATACATTTAACCCTCCATTTGAACAAGCTATTTTATCATCACCTATTAAACAAATTAACTATACTGATGTATACCAATATCAAATTATTAATATTCCGACAGGTCAATTTATTAATCAGCTTATTACAAATGGTATTGCAAATATTAAATCAATCTTATTATTACCGTTTTATTCAGCTTCTGCATCTAATACAACTACTACAGCATGTGCTAAAACTGGGGCTGTTAATAACTCAAATACTGGGTTTGCACAAGGTTTTCCTGTATTCCAAAGTCCTTTTGATCCTGCAGGGACTGGAAATACCTCACCGTTATGTCATCTAACTTCTTTCAACGTGCAAATATCCGGACAGAACGCCATCTATAACCTTCAGAAATATAATTTCGAACAATTTAACAACCAACTTTATGGTCAAAATGCTGTAAATGGTGGTTTAACAGATGGATTAACTTCTGGATTAGTTGGACGTGAAGATTTTGATATGTCTCATTGTTATTACTATGTAAATGTTGAACGCATGTTACCGGTTGAAATGGGTGTACCTAAATCTGTACAAATTGTTGGACAAAACTTAAGTTCTAAAGCATGTGATTATTATGTATTCGTTGAATATGGTGTAAAGATATCTATCGATATTCTTACAGGGGCCCGTGTATAAGGAATACATCAGTGACAATTTTTTCAAAATGTTTTTTAAAAATATATTTTATATATATTATATATAATATATATAAATTAATAATAATATATATATTATAAGTTACTTGTTCTATGTTTAAAAACTAAAGAAATTATTAATTAATAATTAGATAATATTAATTAATAATTAGATAATGATTAAATCATTTAAAAAGATAATGATTTAATTATTAATGCACACGCTTCAGATCGACGCAAGTCCACATCAATTAAGAAAACTTAAAAAAGGCCTAATGGTCAGAATTAAAAAAGGTACAGGTTTTGAGTTACTCGTCCACCCTCAAACATATAATATTGTTAGTAGAGCATTTACTAAAGGTAAAGGCTCACAGGTTCAACTATCACCTGAAGAAATTGAAATGAATCAAGGTATTGCTAAAGCTATCAGTCCAGAAGCCCATGGTATCGCAAGAGAAGGCACAGCTATGCCAGTTAGAACATTGGCAGCATCAGGTCCAGCTTTAGGACCATCGCCTATGACAGGGGGAAAATTGTCACGTCTTAAAAAAGCAAACCGTTGGCAAACATTTACAGACGCAACTTTACGCGATACTATTGATACCGCTGGTAAAGCTGGAAGAGTATTTAATGATACCACTAGTATGAAATCTCGTGCTGGTTTTGGTATTCACGGGTATGGTATTAGTTCAGATGCTAATCATCATCTAAATCAAGCACTTAACGAACAATTAGGTTATGGATACGGACGTCTTGCACGTGCTGGAATGGATAATTATTTAAATAGTCAAAATAGTGCATTGATGCACAAACACGGTATTGATGCTCGTAGGGGATTAATTGATGCAGGTCATGGATATGATGCATTTGCACCACATTCACATATGAATGGTGGTGCTATTGAAAAATCAACTGTAGGGTTAAAAGGTAGTATGTTACATGCATATATACCTCCTGCATTAGTATCACAACCATTTAGTGCAAATTTCCAATTCCAACATTTTCTTCCTGTTCAATTCCAACACTTTAATTCTGGAGGTGCTTATGACGGTAATGATATTATGGGTAATGGTTTATATGTATAAACAATATAAAGAATAATTTATATATATTATTAATAAATGTCACTAACAGATACACAAATAACAACACTATGTAAAAGGATGAATATCCCTTTAGCAGAGATTGTTTTCAAAGATGAACTTCAAGCACCATTAGAATATAATAAAGCTTACTTTGTAAATTTAGAAGATAGTCACAATGAAGATGGATCTGAAAACGATGGGACTCATTGGACTTTTCTTCAACTCATAAAATATCCTAATGGTAAAATTGAAAAGATATACTTTGATCCATACGGAGCACCTCCAAGCGAGAATATTAAAAAAGCAGTAAAGGAAACAACTAAAACACAAGGTCTCCCATTTACAGAAAAAGATATTCAAAGCTTAATGAATAATGCATGTGGATATTATTGTTTAGCTATTGGTCACTTTATTAATACATCAAAATTCAGATCAGGTAGTTTATATGATGATGTTTCATGCTTTATGGATATGTTTGACGACCTTAACACATCATGTGATTTTAAAAAGAATGAATATATATTGAAACATTTTTTCAGGTCAGAAGATCCATCATTAAGAAAAGAGATTGACGTCATAACAAGTCAAGATGAAAAAGGCGGAATTGACTTACTCAAAGTTCCTGTTGATGTTAAAGTAATGAACAAATAGATATAAAGGAATAATTTCATTATATATATAATGAGTGAAATTGAATCCGTTAAATATAGTTCTTATACACCTGCTCAAAAGAAAGCATCCCAATTATATAGATTAAAAAATAAAGATAAAATTAACGCACAACGTAAACGATACTATCAGAAACGAAAAGAAAATGATCCAAACTTTTTAGAATACAAAAGGGTTAAAGCTAGAGAATATTACGAAAAAAAGAAACTAGATAAAGTAGTAAAATCTGTAGATACTCCAGAAGTTAAAGAAGAAGTAGTTGAAGTAATTAGTAAGGAAGAAGAGAAACCCCAACCAGAAATTATTGAAGTGGTTGAACTTGCTCCAATTCCTGAAGCTGAACCAACTAAGAAAAAGAAGACTAAAAAAGAAAAGAAACAATAAATCAAATCAAATCAAAACAAATAAATGTATTGTTGATGTGACAATTACAATACACCGTATGAGTTCCCGAGCGGTCAAAGGGGTAGGTCTTAAGATCCTATGCTTCGGCTTCGTGGGTTCGAATCCCACCTCATACAATCAATAACATATAGTTATTATTTAATAATAATAACTATATATACTATTTATTCATCATCATAAAAAGGTTTGTTTTTAAACTCATTATATAACTGATCAACCTCAGGTGGAGTTAGATGATGTTCAAACTCTCGATTAATCTTAGCTTCAATAAATTTGGTTTGCCATCCTGTACCTTTAAATGGTAATGCAAAAGCTATCTGTTCTAATGTTTCATTTATAGATTTAATATCTTCTGTTTGTTTATCTCTATTCTCCATATATTGTAAATGAGTTGACATAATAAGATTAATATATTCATCTACCCTTTTAACTTTGCGATGTAAATCCATGTGAGAATATAATATGTAACTAAGACCAATAACAATACTTGATGTGAAAACAGTTTCATTTGTAAGTTTCATTATTATATATATATAATATATCTTTAAGTAATTATATAATAGATCTATAAAAGTACATTTTTAAATTAAAATACTGGAAGAATACACATTTTCGTGTACAGATAACAGAAGAAAAGGGTAAAGAACCATAAAATAGGGGCTAGATTATCCGAAAGTTAAGATTAATATGTGAATTATGATGCAAATTATTAATAAACATATTAATTAAAAATTTTTAATTAATATTAATATATGATTTATGATGTATTATCCATATATTAAGATTAATAATCAGATAATCGCCCCCTTTTATTGGTGTTTATCTCTGTCATTGTGAAGTTCTTACAGTGTATCATGTAAAGAAAGAGAATCATGTCACTGAAAGTATCGCCTCTGATGATACTTGTGATGTTTTGATATTCTTTAGTATAATTATCTCGTCTATTGAAGTAACACCCTTGTCTCCAGTCTGTACGTGTATCAAATTCCATTATATATATAATGATATTATATCTTTATATATATATTATTTAATTGTTTTATTCATCCTCATCAGCTGGGATGAAGTCATCCCACTTGTGTATATAATGATCTTCATCATATCCATTAGCCTCTATAGCATCAGCACTCATCATCCTGTAAAAGGTATATTCAATATAGTTTACAAATATATCATCATACTTTCCACGATTCAATGCACCACCCTTTCTCCAATCAGGGCGGGAGATAGGGCGGGTAAATTCACGAAGATACATCAAGACATCATCAGGGAGTTCCATTATATATATAAGTTAAAGAATCTTTAAATGATTTTTAGGACTTAAGGAGATGGTATCCATAGAGGGTTTTTAAGGTATTTTATTTTATTTATTTTTTACATCTATTCACAACTAAACTATAGTACTTAAAGAACTATATAAGGGATGGTAACCATCATATGATATTTATTTATTTTTATTTTTTAATTATTCTCTTCTATACCATCATGTACCAAAAATCCAAAATGTTTTTATATTATATAGCTATCTATATAATATAAAATTAATTATAATAAGTTTTAAAAACTACTATATTTTTGGACTTTTGGAACTATATTAATTAACAACTATATATTCAACAGGGACTTCATCGATTATTTGTTCTTCAATGATTGGTTCAGGTTTTTCTGGTGGATGAACTACTTTTTTAATACGTATTCTTTTCATATATAATTATTCAATTTTAATCTTTAAATTATTTTATATTTTTGGACTTTTGGACCTATACTTTCTTTATTAAAGAATCTAATGAAGGTCCTCTCGTTGTAGTCGGTTGTCGTTGTAATGGTTGTGGTAATTCAATTTGTTGTATGGGATCATTAGATTCTAGTTCGACAGATCTATGAATCTTTATACAACAACACTCAATATTATCACATTTTGATTTAAATAGATATTGTGCCAGTGCTAATATACAAGCTATAATTGATGTGATCATAAATGACCAAAACATTTCAGTAATCATTAATATGAATAATAATTTAATGTTTAATACTTAACCTTCATAAATTTTCATAAATAGATGTTCTGACATTGTATCAAATCCATTCACAGCTAATTCTTTACATACGTTATTTAAACCTTCTGGATCTGACTTGTTTAATCCTTTAGGTAGTATTGTACTGTCTTTTGACTTTCTCATGTAATAATTTCTAGCTTGATTAAATTTCTTTAATTCTGCATCAGTCATGTCATCTAAATGTTTATATTTTTTATTCTTATTTTCCTT